NGGCGCGGCGGTAGCGGCAACGGGCAGCGTTGATTTTATCGGCGCCACGGCCACCGCCGCTGGTACGCTCTATATGTATGTGGGCGGCTATCCGTGCTTCGTTCCGGTCGCCATAGCCGATACCGGTACGGAGATCGTTGCCAAGCTGGTCGCTCGGCTTACTCTCCTAAAAGATCTTCCGCTCTCCGGCGCAGTCGGTACCCCTGACACCACGCTCGATCTAACGGCCAAGAGCAAAGGACCGTTCGGCAATGAGCCCCTGATCACGTTTAACGAAGGTTTCCAGGAAGAATTTCCCGCGGGCGTTACGGCAGTTGTAACGGCGATGACCGGTGGCTCGGGTATTCCGACGCTGCAGGATGCTCTTGATGGCATGGGTACCGGCGACGATGCAAACGAGGAACAGTTTACCGATGGCGTGACAGGCTATGGAATCGTTGCCGCCGATCTAAATACACTAAGCAATTGGAACGGCGCGGGAAATGATTTCGTAGGGCTCTACAGCAAGACCGTTGCGCGGCCGATGCGGTTTCTAAATGGCGATACCGCGGCTGGCTCGAGCGGGCTTACGGCCGTCTTGGCGCTTGGTAATGGACGCAAAACGGATCGGACGAACGGGATCGTTTCGGTACCGGGCTCGAGCGGGGCGCCGAGCGAAATCGCAGCTAAGGCGATTGGCCTTATGGCGCGGCTTAATAACGACCGGGCCGCGGAGCATTACGTCGGTCAGGTTCTTCCTAACGTTTTTCCGGGCGCATTCGCCGATCGCTGGACATCCGATTATGACAATCGGGATACAGCCGTTAAGGCGGGCGTGAGTCCTACGGTCGTGGAAGGCGGCGCCGTCGTTCTTCAAAACGTGCTGACCTATTACCACCCGGACAGTGTAGCGGATGATAGTAACGGGTATCGCTCACAGCGAAATATATCGATTATCCAAAACGTACTCGACAATATTAAGGCAAACTTCCGCGCTGAGAAGTGGCAAGGAATATCGATCGTCGCCGACGTGGCCAAAGTAACGAATAGCACCGATCGAACTAAGGCCAAGGATATCGATGCCGTTATCGACGATTTGGTCGCGTTGGCACTAAGCTTTGAATCGAAAGCATGGGTCTTCTCAGCGGCTTTTACCATCACCCGGCTGCAGGCTGGCGGCTTAGTAACAATCAGGCCGGGCGGCGTGGGTTTTAACGTTACACTTCCGATTCTCTTATCAGGTGAAGGGAATATTCTCGATACCGTTGTAGAATTCGATACGAGTCTTGCGATTATTCTCTAAGTCATAGGAGGCCGATAAAATGGGTAAAGATGTATCCGGATCAGTTCGAAAATTCACCATTGAAGGTGTTCCTTTTCGCGTATCGGCCGATACCAACGTCAGCCGGAAGCCGAGTAATATCGAAAACGATATGGTTCCGAGCTCGGGGAAGGGAATGCGCAAGGTAACGCGCGTCACACCGAAGGCGGAAGGTTTCAATTTACTCGTTAACGCGGAAGAGGTAGAGGCGTTGAAATCCTTCGCCGAAAGCCTCGACAATATTAAGGTCTCATACGAGACCGCGGCCGGCGATCTATATCGCTGCGTCGGTCAGATTGAAATGGAAGCGCAAGAAACGGAAGAAAATAAAGTTACCGTTACGGTACTTCCGGAAGAGGACTGGACAGCATTTACCGCTTAGCGGCGGATAGATAAATGAAAGGCGGACATAATGGATACTATGATTTCACAGGAAGTAGCGCAGGAGCAGATCGATAAGCTTAAGGCTTATTACGATATCGATGTTGACGATTTTCCTAACGACGTAAAAGCGGCTCTTGTCGCGAGCTTCAAAAAGATGGCGCGCTCCATAATGGCGGGGCGGTTGGAAATCGAAATCACAGAGGAAACGATTGTGATTCGACAACATCTCGATAAGCCGCCGGACGGCGCGGCAAATCCGTTGGTATATAAAGAGGTCGTCGGTTCAGCTAAAGACGGATTAGACGATGATCACGGAAGTCATAAAAAAATGTATTATTTTCTCGGGATTCTTTGTACCGAGGGTGCTGCGGTCATACGAAAACTAAAGGGAAAGGATCTATCGTTAGCCGAGGCGTTGGGCTGCGTTTTTTTACAAGTATAGCGATCGACGACCAGATAGTTTATCGAAGTGTTGTTGATCGCCTCGATCAAATGATGGGAAATTTGTTTTGTCACAAAGTACCGCCATCGGAAATCAAGGCCATGGGATGGCGTGAGATGTGCTACTGGAATAGATGGTATGAAATGATGCAGGAGGCGATAGAAGAAAGCCTCGAAACGTAGGAGTAAAGCATGGCCGATTATGCCGTTACCACCGTGTTCAAGAGTAAAGACGGCGTAACCGGCACATTTAAAAAGATGGGGGCGGGAGCCGATAAGTTCGGTCAACGATCCAGGGCATCGTTCAGTACCGCGAATCGGTCGGCGCTTACATTTAAAAAGACGCTGGCCGCGATTCTGTCCGCTGGTATTATTCGCCGCGGATTCGGAATGTTACAGCAGGGAGTGCGCAAGGTCGTTACCGAATTCATCGCCTTTGACGATGCTATTACTGCTGCTGCAGCGAAGTTCGACGGAATAGAGCGCGGCACCAAGGTATTCGAAGAACTCAAGGCAACCGCGCGAGATGTGGGGGCAACGACGGAATTCACGTCCGCGCAAGCGGCGGAAGGCTTACGATTTCTTGCTAAAGCGGGCTTCGAGCCAGCCTTTGCGATGAAATCCTTAAAGAGCTTTGTGGATCTCGCGACGGCTTCTGAAATGGAATTTGCGGAAGCGACGGATATAGCCACCGATGTAATGGGCGCGTTTCGCCTGAATGCGGAAAATACCGAAGTTCGAATGAAGAATTTGATCCGCGTAAATGACGTGATGGCCAAAGCGGTAAATATGGCCAATATCGATATGACCGATCTATTCGAGACCATAAAATTAGCCGGTCCCGTAGCGGTCGATGCCGGCGTTTCGCTGGAAAAATTCACAGCCATCGCGGCTTTTATTGGCGGTGCTGGGATCAAGGCATCTCAGGGCGGTACGGCATTGCGTACGGCTTTACTTGCACTAACGGCCAAAACTCCGGCGGCTACGAAAGTGTTTAGAAAGCTTGGTATTCAATTGGTTGATGCAGAAAAAAATCTTAGAGATCCTATTAAGATATTTGACGATTTACGAAAGAAAATGGAGGGGATGGGGAACGCCCAGAAGTCCGCTACATTGGCGGTTATCTTCGGTAAACGAGCAATCGCGGGCGCAAGCGTTTCCATAGCCGGCGGATCGAAGGCGCTTGGGAAATTCGAAAAATCTCTACTCGATGCGGGAGGCGAATCAAAACGAATGGCGGATCTAATGCGCCAATCGCTAGGTAAACGATTAGCCGCCTTGGAATCAGGCGCCATTGAACTAGGCTTTAAATTTTTAGATGCGTTCGAAAAGAAGATGCCGGGCGCGATAGATAGGGCGACGGAAGCGGTGCGAAAATTCGACATGGGCCCGGTAATAGATAGTGTAAAGAAATTTGCTAGCAGAGTTTCAGAGGGAATAAAAATACTACGCGACTTAAGACCAGCGATAGAAACGGTCATAATTTTTACGATTGCTTATAAAGCAGCGCTAACTGCAGTAGTAGCAATACAAGCTGTTAAATTCTTTTGGGATATGACAGTAGCGCTAAGAGCAGCCGGCGCTGCTCAAGGTTTCCTGAATGCAGCGATGTTAGCGAATCCAATTGGTGTTGTGGTCTTGGCCGTGGCGGGTCTTGTGACCGCTGGAGTCATGCTTTATAGGCAATGGGATAACATAAAATTCTTATGGATATCGTTGGTCTCGGCCGTAAAAGACGGTATACGAAGAATAACGGGATGGTTCAAGGAAACCGAGTTCGGTAAGAATTGGATAGCTGGGTTAGATATAATTATAGAAAAATGGAAATGGCTTCAACGAAATGTGTTCAGGCAAAAGGTCGAAACCGAAAAACCAATAACGACAGCGAAAACAATTAGACGCGCCAAGATCGCTGCACTAATGGAAGCCCGGCGCGCAAGAGAGGCGGCCGCGGCCGCGGCGACAAAGCCGAAATTACCATCGCCGAAAGTGCCGGTAGGCCGTAGAGGTTTCGAGCGCGCGGGTGTACCTGCACGCGGAAGATCCCCAGCGGTAACGCCGGAAGGCGAACGCCGGAAACCTCCGAATGCCGCAGAAATAGCGGCGCAAAACATCAGATTCCGTGGGAAACTAACCGTGGCCGGAGCTCCACCGGGCTCCACGCTCGAGACAGAAACAATCGGAGCGCCACCGGTACAAACCGAATTGTTAGGACCAAACGTGTAATGGGCTTTATCGAAGATTTAATTGATGTATTTTTCGGCGGGCCTAGCAGTTGGCGCGATCGGCTGGCTACCGAGATTAGATTCATTAGTCCAGAAGGAAATGAATTCGCTGGCAAGTGGCGGGGCTCGCCGCGGAATATGCCGAAGAAATTAGGCATCCTGCGATTTCCGAAAATCAAAGGCGATATTGTTCAGGATATGGAGGTAGCGTCGACGCTATATCCAATCACGTTTTTCTTCGACGGCGAAAACAACGATACGGAAGCGGCTGCATTTTTTCAGGCATGTAACGAAACGGGAAATTGGGAGGTAATACATCCCGTCCATGGATTTTTAGGTTTACAACTCGTATCAGTCGGGGAAGTCGACGATCCGATCACAAGTGGAAATATAACCGAAATAAATACCGAATGGATCGAAGGCATTGATCCTATAGCGCTCAAAACAGCGCGCGAAATGAAGGGAATAATCGATGGACAGATTGACGATTTAAACATAAATGCTGCCCAACAATTTGCCGATGGAATATTGGAGACTTCCGAAACATTAAAAGGCGCGATTAGGACAGCTACAGATGGTATATCCAATGTATCTGAATTTGTGTTAGGACCATTGTTTACTACCGTGGATGCTCTCGATAATGCGGTCAATGCTATTCAAGATGGGATACAGGATACGCTTAATGCCACGGTATTACAGGCCGATGCATTGGCGGGTCAAATTCAAAATCTAATTAATCTTCCGTTATTTGCGAATAGCCAACGCGATCGGATTAATATATATGCCGCTCTATTAACGGCGCTTAGTAATCAATTACCAGGTGGCTCGGAAAGCACGACGCCATCAACAGCGGCCAGCAATGTTAAGCGCAACGCGGCACTAACGACCGAACTCGGAATGAACGCGGCACTTTCCGCGCTGGCTAAAATCGCTAATACCACAGCAATTGCTCCACGTGGCACGGGCGCGGATGATACTGGCGCGCTTGAGACGCGCGCTCAAGCCGTACAGATGGCCGTAGATTTAACCGATATATACGATGACATGGTAGCAGCACTTGAGGCGGTTCAAGATGATTTTAGTACTTTCGATATTGATGATCAGTATTATAGTCAATCGAGTGCGTTCACCGATGCCGCTTTATTGCTTGGCTTCGCTATTGAATATCTACTGACAGTCTCATTTCAATTATCGATCGAACGGAGATTCATTATCGATAAACCGCGGGCGCCGATCGAAATAACAATCACCGAATATGGATCGCTTGGCGAGAATGACAGCAATCTTGATTTATTTATCCGCTCAAACGAATTAAGCGGTAATGATATTTTATTACTCCCGCGCGGGCGCGAGGTAGTGATCTATGCCTAAAGCCGTTGCAGGAGCTCCATATACGATCGTAGCGGGCGACGATTTAGCTGGCATAGCCAAGCAAGCCTACGGCGATGGTCGACGATGGCGCGAGATATATGCCGCTAACGAAAGCGTTTTACGAAGCGGTAATCCCCAGATAATATTCCCCGGTGAGGTAATAAATATCCCGGGCGATGCCATCGCGGAAGTTGCAGAGCTCGATCTATTCGGGCTGGCGTTACCGCGGCTCGAAGGAAAAGATCCGGACGATTTTACGATCATAATTAATGATCAGGAAATACCCGTAATGTCCGGGCGGGCATTTAGGGCGGCCGATACCGCGGCAACGGGATGGACGGCGGTTGTGGCTTTCGATCCGGAAGATCGGGATTTAGTGGCGATCCTTAAACCATTCAGCTATCTATCGGGCAAGTGCTATTTAGGCGGCGAACTATTGATCGATGGAATTTTGTATACAGTAGGACCGGTGCTCGAGAAATCACGAACAGCCGTATTAGAGGGATGGTCACGGACCGTCGATATAATCGATAGCACGGCGAAATCGCCATATGAAGCAAAAAATATCACGCTCGAAGCTCGCGCTCGCGCGCTTGTAGAGCCGTTGGGTATCAAGGTTATATTTGATGTCGATAGCGATGAGATATTTAAGCGCGTAACGATAGGAAAGACCGAAACGATATTTGCGCATCTCGCGAAATTGGCGTCACAACGGGGAGTATTAATTACGTCGACGGAACTCGGTGAATTGAAATTCACACTAGCGGCAACTGGAAAACCGATCGGCGTTATCGAGGAAGCATTTCCCCCGGGGCAAAAATACGAAGCGCGTTATGATGGCCGGAAGCGTTTTAATAGTTATAAGGCGATAGCACAATCACCAGGGAGAAAAGCGGTTAGAAAGAGCAGATCGAAATTTCAAATCGCCAAAGATGACAACGTACCGAAAAGCCGTACAATTGCATTTACCACGGACGAAACAACCGAGGGCGGAATGCAGAGAGCAGCGGAATGGAAGCGATCAAAACAAGTCGCCGAATCGCTTACGATACCGTTCCCGGTTTCGAGTTGGTATGGTCCGGATGGTAAGCTGTGGAAAGAAAACACACTCGTAACGGCCAAGTCGCCAACGATCTATACTCCGGAAGGTTTTGATTTTTTGATACGAAGCGTTGAATATATATTTAGCGAAAAGGGTACGTCGGCGGTTTTAAATCTGGTACCCCCACAAGTCTATACGGGCGAAAAACTTGATGAACCATGGGCGCCGGATTCTATCCGAAACCGGAATCTAATCGAACGCTTGGCGGCTGGAGTGGGGCTGTGAGTTAGAAAGGCGGACAGGATGAACAACTTACGTACGGCAAGATTAGAGCGCATAAAAAAATACGGTATACGTTTATGGGCGATACCGAAAGACGAAATGGATGATGTGACGTGGCTTATAAAAGAATTAGAGGCCGCGCATATTGCGATAAATAATTATTGCGAAAAAGAGTGCGGAGCTAAAATTGGCGGAATGGCGTGCGTTGATTGTCAGTTTAATCCCGCTAAGATACATTATATAAAATGAGAATCGGAACCGTCATATCCTCGAGTGTCGAAACGAATCGTGATGGTGAAACGAATTCGCGATTATTGCAGGTATCGATTTCGGATCCCGAAGATATCCAGACCGTCGAGTGGGCTCACGCGGCTGGTGATGACTACAACCCGCCACCCGGGACGGCGGTTATAGTGATCGATCTCAGTGAGGCTTGGAAGGTAGCGATCGCGGCCGATGACTTGATCGATCCATCCGTCGCGGTTGGTGAGCGAGAAATTTATTCGAGCGCGGCCGGTGCGAAAATGGCGCGGCTTACCCTGTTATTAAATGGTATCCTAGAAGCTGTTTCCGTAACCGGGGTTTCAGGTAATGATTTTGTTGCGATTGCGGCAAAGGTAAAATCAGAATTGAGCTTGGCTGCGGCGGCCGGTGTGGCCGCTGGTGGTCCCGGCGCAGTTAATTTTACAGCGTTTAAAAACTATATTGACGGGACACCGCCACAGGGAACACCGCCGGGTGTAGATTTCGCATCAAC